GACGATTTGCCGCCACTGGCCATCCTCACAAACCCGACCTTTTGCCAGGGCGTGATGGCCGATATCCAGTTCAATCCGGTCACGGGGATTTTCCCGCCCCTTGTTGAAAAGCTCGCCCGACCAGAACGGGTACGCGCCGTGCGTCAGCGCTGACGGCGTGGAGAAATAGGTGGTGCGCAGATGTTCCTGTGAGGCCATGCCACTGGCGACCTTGCGCAGCTTCTGGAAGTTCGGGATCCAAAAGATTTCGTCCACGTACAGGTCGCCGTTATGGCTTTGGGCGGTGTTGGAGTTGGTGCCTAAGAAAATCAGCTTTGCGCCGTTGTTGCCAAGCACAATCGGGTCGCCGGTCAGCTCGACATCAACCTGGCGGGCAAACTGAATGATGTATTCACGAAACACGTAAGCCTGGGTTTTACTGGCGGAGAGAAAAATCTGGTTATGGCCGGTTGCCAGGGCGCGCAATAGTGCCTCCCGTGCAAAGAAGAACGTTGCGCCAATCTGGCGGGATTTCAGGATGTCGCGGATACGGTGTTTAAGCCCCGCGTCATACCAAACGCGCTGATACTGGAAGCACTGAGCCAGAAAAATATCCTCCAGTTTTTCCAGCGCTTCGTCACTGAAATAGTTCTTAGTTGGCTTCTTACGTTCCCCTTTGTTCCGGTTGGCAACGTTGGGATTTAAATCCACCTCGTTTCCGCTCTGGCTGTAGCGGTTCACCCTGGCCAGGCGCTCCATTAACCGGCCTAACGCCTCCATTTCCTTATAGTCCGCATTCCCTTTGACGTCTTTGGTCGTGAGCTGAATAAGACGCGCTTCCAGGCTGGATTCCACGCGGGAAATTGGCGCGACATTGTCCCAGGCGTTGCGGGTTTTCCAGCTCTGCACCGTCGGTAACTTTTGGTTCAGCATCTCCGCAATCTGACGCACAGAAAACCCCTGCCAGTAAAGCAGTGCCGCCTGTCGCCGTGGGTCGCTGATGATGGGTGAGTTTGTCGTTTTCATGATGGCCACGTTAACGGGCGGCACGCTGATTTTCCTGCTGACCACGTTGTGCCATCAAGCATCAACCCGCATCGGCTGGCGGTGTCAGGCGTCTGTCGGGAAACTTGGACTTCTCAGAAGCACACACCGACTGGAGTCCGACACATGGCAACAAAAGCAAAGCGCTTTCGCATCTGTACCGAAGGGGCAACCACCGACGGACGCGAAATCACCCGCGACTGGATTGAACAGATGGCGGCGACCTATGACCCGAAGGTTTACGGCGCACGCATCAACATGGAGCACATCAAGGGCTATTTCCCTGACAGTGCGTTTCGTATGTACGGCGATGTCACTGGCGTTTACGCCGAAGAAGTGGCAGACGGCGCGCTGAAAGGCAAGCTGGCACTGTATGCAGACATCGACCCGACACCTGATTTAGTGTCGATGGTGAAAGCCCGCCAGAAGGTTTACACCTCCATCGAAGTGAACCCCTCGTTTTCCGACACAGGCAAAGCCTACCTGATCGGCCTGGCCGTGACCGACAGCCCCGCCAGCCTCGGCACCGAGTACCTGCAATTCAGCGCGAAGGCACAGCAAAACCCGCTGGCTGGCCGCAAACAGGATGCCGGAAACCTCTTTACCGCTGCCGAAGAAACGGCGTTCGAGTTTGAGGAAGAGAAACTGGCTGCGCCGTCACTGTTCTCCCGCGTGAAACAACTGCTGTCCAGCAAATCCGCCTCGGATGATGCCCGCTTTAAAGACGTGCATGACGCCGTGGAAGTGGTGGTGGAACACGTCGAAACCGGCCTGAAAGCTACTGATGAAAAGCTGTCCGCGCTGCAAACCTCACTGACGGAACGCCTCAACACGCTGGAACAAACCGCGAAAGATGACCGCGAACAGTTCAGCACGCTGAAAGGCAAGCTGGAGAAGTCCGCGCCGCAGAACTACACGCAGCGCCCCGTTTCCAGCGGCGGCGGCAAGGGTGATGCAGCTAATTTCACCGACTGCTAAGCACAACGCTCGCGATTAACCCGTTAACCCATTTGGAAAAAAACGCATGAAACAAACAACCCGCTTTAAATTTAACGCCTTCCTGTCCCGCATCGCCGAGCTGAACTCGGTGGACACCGGCGACCTGGATAAAAAATTCAGCGTGGAGCCGTCGGTGACGCAGACGCTGATGACCCGCGTGCAGGAATCCTCTGCCTTCCTGCAGATGATTAACATCATTCCGGTGGATGAAATGAAGGGGGAAAAGGTCGGCGTCGGCGTGTCAGGCTCCATTGCCAGCACGGCAGATACCAGCGGCACCGGTGAACGCCAGACGGCTGATTTTAATACCCTGACCGCAGAGGGGTATGAGTGCCGCCAAACGAACTACGATTTCCATTTCCGTTACGCCACGCTCGATCTCTGGGCGCGCTATCAGGATTTCCAGGCGCGTTTACGCGACGCCATCGTGAAACGCCAGGCGCTGGATCGCATCACCATTGGCTTTAACGGCGTTGAGCGTGCGGCGACATCTAACCGCGCCAAAAACCCGCTGTTGCAGGACGTGAACGTGGGCTGGCTGCAAAAGTACCGCAACAATGCGCCGGAGCGCGTGATGAGCAAAATCCTCGGCGATGATGACGCTGTGATTTCTGCGACCGTTCGCGTCGGTGCCGGGGGTGACTTTGAGAACCTGGACGCGCTGGTGATGGATGCCACCAACAACATGGTTGACCCGATTTATCAGGACGATACGGGCCTGGTGGTGATCTGTGGCCGTCAACTGTTGGCCGATAAGTATTTCCCGCTGGTGAACAAGGCGCAGGAGAACTCCGAAAGCCTGGCGGCGGACATGATTATCAGTCAGAAGCGCATCGGTAACCTACCGGCGGTGCGCGTGCCGGGCTTCCCTGCCAATGCGTTCATGATCACCCGTCTGGATAACCTGTCCATTTACTGGATGGACGGCTCACACCGCCGTCACATTGAAGAAGTGCCGAAGCGTGACCGCATCGAAAACTACGAATCCATTAATGAGGATTTCGTGGTGGAAGACTATCGCGGCGGCTGCCTGGTCGAAAACATCCAGCTCGGCACCTTCAAAACCACCGCGCCTGAATCAGCGGAATAAAGGGGGACATCATGATCAGCCCTTGCCGTCGTCACATGCTGCGGCAGTCAGCTATCAACGCAGCGCAGCAGGCCTCCGGCCTGTTGCGTCACGCCACCGGCTACGAACTGCAAATGCAGCGATTCAATGCGGATAAGCAGGAACTGAGCAAACATCAGTCCTTCCAGGCCAAAGCGGAAGTCAAGCGCCGCCTGCTGCCGGAATACGCCCCGTGGGTGTCGGGCGTGCTGGCCGAAGGGAACGGCGCGCAGGACGCCATCCTGATGACCGTCATGATCTGGCGGATTGATGCCGGTGATATTGCCGGGGCGCTGAACATTGCCCGCTACGCCTTTAAGCACCGGCTCGCCATGCCGTTCGGCACCCGCACCGCGGGCTGTGCCTTCACCGAGGAAGTGATCGACCAGGCCACGCGCGCCCGCGACGCCGGTGAACCGGTCAGCATTGAGCTGATGCTGGAGGTGCTGGAGCTGACCGACGCCGAGGATATGCCCGATAAAGTCCGTGCCCAACTGCACAAGATTATCGGCTATCTCTACCGCGACGGCGGCAAGGACGCGTTAGCCCTGGAACGCCTGAAAAACGCCTTAATTCTTGATAACAAATCAGGCGTTAAGAAAGACATTGAGCGCCTGGGATCCGCCATCAGAAAGGCATCCGGCAGCTAAAAAGCATGCGCCCCGCGCAGGGCGGCACGCCAGCCGCGACAGGTCTTTGACCGTGTTCAACGCTGGCGTCCACCGCCCCCCATTCAGAGGTCAACATGTCGTCTCTTGTTATACCTGCACCAAAGCCGGACGCCGCGACGGAACCCGCGATTAAGAACACCCATTTCTGGCCTGATGTTGATCCGCTTGAGCTGCGCGACACGCTGCGCCTGGAGGGCACCGTCACACCGAAACGCCTGCGCGCCGCCGCGAAGTTTGCCATGACCGAAGTGAACGCCGAGCTGTACAACTTTCGGGGTGCGCAGATTGCTCAGGGCTTTAAAACCCTGGAAGACGTGCCCGCCGATAGGATTGATGACGAAAGCGTGAAGGTCTGCGCCTATCAGTGCGCCGTGGCGTCCATTGCCGCCGCGTATCTGGCGGAGCGTTACCCGAACAGCGACACCACCGGCGCGGGCAGCCAAAAGGCCGCGATCGTAGAAAGCACCGTTGATGATTTATGGCGTGACGGCCGCAACGCGATCAGCGACGTCGCCGGTGTGTCTCACTGCATCATCGGGCTGCTCTG